CCGGCAAACGCGGCTGGGTTAAAGAGTGCTGGCGGGGCGATGCAAGCAAGGGGGCGGTGTTTAAAGATTATGAATTCAGGGGACAAGCATGACCAAAGAAGAAGCACTGAAGCTGGCGCTGGAGTACATTGAAACAAATGCACATGAGCGTAGGCATGTTCGATGGGCAATTAAAGAAGCCTTGGCACAGCCAGAGCAGGAGCGCTACTTCTGCCAACGATGCGGCAAGCCTGTTAACTTGACCACAATTCACACATGCACACCGCCAAGGGAGAACACATGACACAAGAAGCACTGAGGCTGGCGCTGGAAGCGCTGGAACATGCCGCGTATTGCGTTCAAAAAAATTATTGCCCAGACAAGATGGGCCACGATTGGGATGACACCATCGCCTCAATTAAAGAAGCCTTGGAACAGCCAGACATTATTCAGGTGTCACCACTTGAGTTTGTGACACGGGTTACGGGCAAAGAGGAAATTATTGGCGAGCCTGCTTTTTGGGCACAGTGGCCTAGCAAGGAGAAGAACACATGATACGAGCACCGAATGGCAAGCCCATACTCAACGAGCCGGACGCTGAAGGGTTGTACACCTGCCAGTACACGGGGCTGAGAGTGTCGCGTGAAGAGGCCATCTTCTTGGGGGCATGCGTACCACAGGTCAACGGTACATACGTGTGCCACCCGACTGCACTGCCCTTCTTTAAGAAGTCCAAGCGCAATTTTGACGAGAGCGAGGCCAACTGCAATACCTGCAAGCATCTTGTTCGCGTGAAGCATGAGCCAAGAAAAGATGGCATGTTACGGGGCGAGTGCCAAACGATGCCCAATCTGCTGTTCCACCCCGATGACTTTATGGGGATGAATTGCTACGAACAAAGACCGGAGAAGAACACATGACCGCCGCACTTGACCGAGCCGTAGCAAACGCGATGGGGCTTAAAAGCGTACACAACTGCGAGAAGTGGGCAGGTCTGACGGATGCGGAGCTTATGGAGTGCACTGTGTTCAAAGGCTTTGCGTATGACCCGCCGTACATCGACAAGAACGGGGCCAAGCATGTGGGCAGTATGGAGGTGTCACTGCGGAGAACATACGAGAACATAAACAACAAACTCAGGGAGAAGAACACATGACAATACAAGTTGCAGCCGACGATGGGGATTTTTACGGATTGCCCTATGACTCGGTAAGTGCGCCAAACGCGGGCGGCAAATGCGTGACTGATGGAGAGACATCACCTAATAAGGAGAAGACATGATAGCTTTTGCGCAATCCCTTGCAAGTTCGGTTTGGCAGTTTTTGAATAAGCTGTTCAGCCGGTTCCGCGCCTCAACCCCTGCGGTAATTCCAAAAGCCCCAGAAGAAAAACCGCGCAAGCCACGTAAATACAACAGGGAGAAAGCAAAAACGTTTTCTGAACTGCTGGACAACATTGAGCGCACGTTTAATTCTGTAAAACTACCGACAATGAAAGAGTCATGGCTTGAGCGGGACTCTGTTGTTGGCTTGAAAAAGCTCGGCGTTCATGTGCCGAACCCGTGGACCGTGGACCTCAACGATAAAGACGCAAAGATCGATGTAGCAAAGCCGCTTCCCGCCATCATGTGCATTTCTACCGCTACGGCAAACACTGTTGACACTAAAAATAAGCTCTACCCAAAGCTGATGTTTGCGGTCAAGTTAAAAAAACTCCCGTGGCAGGTGACGCACCAACCCGGGACGCCCTATCAATTCGGCATGGCGTTTGATCTAGAAGGTAAACTTTTTTGGATGCACTTGTATCTGACTGTAAGCAGGTCAACAGGGGAGATACGTTTTTGTGACGAGCTGAGAATCAAGGTGCATGAGATTACCCGCGCAAAAAGTTTTAGGACCAAGGCGTGGAGTAGCCCGTCATATCTTGAAGATGACCAACGAACAGTAGACGAGAATAAACGCATCACTAAAAATCTATTTGTCTCTATGCACGAGTGGTGGTCGGAACGCGACACGCGTTGGAATGTCGTCGTTAAAAGGAACGGCGAACGCGTTACCTTCGGCGTTGACAACAGCCAGACATCGTACTACTTTAAAGACAGAGACAAGAGCATTAAAACGGAATCCGGCCAAACTAAAAAGATTGTTCACTACGTCAAGGAGCACGAGAGAAAAACTAACGACAAGACAACCGTAGTGAAAGAACACATACGCGGCCTTCAAGAGTTTGATTGGGCGGGATATCACTGCCAAGTTGTATCGCCAAAGTTTCAAGCAAAAACGGCAGCCGCATTTACTTTGCCGTCAGAAGATGTTGAAGATACCGAGCCAAGCAACGTGGTCTATCTTAGTAAAGTCGGCAAGATGCTGGCGGACGCAGAAGAAACCCACAGGCCAAAGGAGAAGAACGCTTGAAATGCCCAACCTGCAACGAGTGGACGACAGTCGAGCAGACAAAGAACTTGGGTGGTTTTGTAGAGCGCAGACGCAGATGCGCTAACGACCACACATTCACAACCGAAGAGCGGGTAATCCCCGACAAGAAGCGCGGACGCCCAAAGAAAACCAAGGAGAAAGTAGATGACAATAGCCACCCTGTCCCGTTATGACCCCATCAAAGGATGTTTTGTTTTGAAAGATTTAAACCCTAAGTCCCCCGCCAATGCGTTCGAGTGGAAGCGCTATGTTGTAGAGGAAGCCAGCAGGCGCGGCGACAAGCCCGTCACACAGGACATGACTTACAAACGCAGCACAATGTCCACCAAGACTGTCGAGAGAGTGCGCGAGACTAACCCGAGCTACGGCACCGTGCCGTTCACCACCAAGACAGAAGCCCTGATTGCGCTGAAGCCCAAGCAGTTCACCATTTACAGCAAAGCACAACGAGCTAAAGGAGTAGCCCAATGAAAGCAGACGAAGTACAGGTCAGCGGTAGCCACTACAAGGACATGCCCATCCAGCCGTGGGCGCTGATGGAAGCGGTGCTTACCCCGGAGGAGTTCCAAGGATTTCTCAAGGGCAACATTATCAAGTACGCCATGCGTGCTGGCCGTAAGGATGGCAGCGATGACGCAGGCAAGGCCAAGCATTACATGCAAAAACTTAAAGAGGTGATCTGATGGAAATTAAGAAAATTAAAATTGGTGAAGACGATGTGCTGCAATGCCCACACTGCGATGGGGACTACCTGCACCACGGCAATGTCAACGTGTATTCGCGCTATCACGAAGACGATGAGCGAACAATGCACACCGAAGTGTCCGGCCAAAAAACCAAGACTGCGCTAGTCGCAAGCAACACCGTGCTCAACCCTAGCCGCCGTCGATCAGGCATGCGCATTTCTTTTGAGTGCGAGCTGTGTGCAAAAGAAAGCACGCTGGCCATTGCGCAGCACAAGGGCAGGACGTTTATTGACTGGGAGATTTCCTGATGACTAAAGATATTGAAGAAACCCGGCGGGTGCATGCGCAGATGCGGCAAGTCGAAGAGCTTACTGACGCCCTTGTTGAAGCTACGAAGGGCGTTCCGCCGCATATTGCCCTGAGCGGATTGATGAGTTGTTTGGCGCGTCTTATGGGGGTTTCTAACACCCCTTTTGATGTGGTTACCCAAGGGTTAGCAGGGCTTATTGAAATGCGTGAAAGGCAGGAAAAATAATGGCGCAGACCCCCGAAGGCAAAGTCAAGGCAGCAGTGCGTAAGCTGCTGGTTGAGTTCGGTATCTATTACTTCTCGCCTGCGGCCAATGGCTTCGGGCGTGCGGGGATACCGGACATCATCTGCTGCTTCGGGGGGCGCTTCATTGCCATTGAGTGCAAGGCAGGCAAGGGAGTCACCACTGCCCTGCAAGACAGGGAGCTAGCCGCCATCCGTACAGCAGGGGGCATGACGATGGTGGTCAACGAAACAAACATACAGGAACTAAGGGAGAAGCTGCAATGGATGAGATGACACGAGAAGAGATTGACAGAGCAATCGGGGAGCTGGACGAAGCCGAGCGGGACTACCTCAAGCTAATCATCAGCCGGGTAGTGCGCTGCTTTGTAGATGACGACCACGAGGCGGTGCTGCTGTTCGGCAGGGACAACACCAACCAGATCGCAATGTGTACCGTTAACTGTGACGAGATACCCGCTGCCAACATGATTAACTACGCACACAACCTGACATCGTTCATGGCCACAGTGGGCGCACCTGCCAAGGAGAAATTTAATTGAGCGCCCCCTACGACCAGATAGTAAGCATTGACTTTGAGACAGTGTGGGATCGCAAGACCGGCTACACGCTGTCCGTTATGACAACCGAGGAGTACATACGCCATGAGAGATTCCACGCGTTCGGAGCTTGCCTCCATGTATACGGAAGCGACGAGCCAATTGAGTGGGTACGAGGACGAGACTTACATAAACACCTTCAGCAGTATGACTGGGGACGAACCGCCATCCTTGCTCATAACGCACAGTTCGACGTATCCATCCTTGGATGGGAGTACGACATCCACCCCTGTTTCATCTTCGACACCCTGTCAATGGCGAGAGCTTTGCGCGGCGTTGAGGTTGGCAACAGTCTCGCCCGACTTGCAGCAGCTTTTGGTCTTCCCGCCAAAGGGACAGCCGTATACAGTACCGATGGTCTGGCCGAGCTGGACGCGAACATGGAACACGAACTTGCAGAGTATTGCAAACACGACGTATATCTATGCGAACAAATCTTCCAACGGCTATCACGAGGCTACCCAGCGAAGGAACTTAGGCTTATAGACATGACGCTCAAGATGTACACGAACCCGGTGTTGCAACTCGACAGCGCTATGTTGGTCGATGCACTACATGAAGAAAAGGAAAAACGTGAAGCACTACTACATCGGCTCGGCGTGGACGAGGCTGTACTGGCATCGAACCCTAAATTTGCAGAAGCACTGGAAGCGCTCGGCATACCGCCGCCGCGCAAAATTAGTAAGACAACCGGCAAGAGCACGCTTGCTCTCGCTAAGAATGACGCTATGTTCCAAGCCCTCCTCAACGGAGCCAATGAAGACGTGGCGCATCTATGCGAAGCGAGACTGGCGGTCAAATCAACTACTGAACGTACGCGTGCTCAAAGATTTCTTGACATCAGCAAGCGCGGAGCGCTGCCGGTCCCGCTCAGCTATTACGGGGCCAGCACGGGTAGGTGGACGGCAAGCAAAGGCAGCGCCATCAATATGCAGAACCTCAAACGAGGCTCGTTCCTACGCAAAGCAATTATGGCTCCCGAGGGGCACCAGCTCGTCGTGGGGGACTTATCGCAGATTGAACCGCGAGTCCTCGCGTGGCTTTCGGATTACGGGAATATGCTCGACATCTTCAGCGCAGGGGGTGACCCTTATGCCGCTTTCGGCTCCCAGATGTTTAACATTCCCGGGCTTACCAAGGAGTCGCATCCAGACCTTCGTCAGTCTGCTAAATCGGCCCTACTCGGGTGCGGCTATGGTCTTGGCTGGGCATCGTTTGCGGCTCAGCTACTCGTCGGTTTCCTTGGGGCACCGCCGGTCAGGTACACCAAGGAGTTCGCCAAGACGCTTGGAGTGACGGCCGAGACCGCCGAGAAGTTCTTGGACTGGGATGACAACCTCAAGAAGCTCGAAGAGATACCGCACATCTGCACCATGACGGAGCTGGTCATCCACTGTCTCGCGGCCAAGGCCATCATCGACAAGTACCGCCTGACGGCCGAGCCTGTGGTGGCGCTGTGGAACATGTTCGGGCACCTGATCCAGTACAGTCTGTACGAAGGCAAGGAGTACACCCACAAGTGCGTGACCTTCAAGAAGGGCGAGATCGTGCTGCCTTCTGGCATGAGCCTGCTATATCCTGACCTGAAACCGGGGAAAGACGAAAAAGGCAGGTTGCAGTGGACATACGGCGCAGATGAGACTAAACTGTATGCAGGAAAAATAACCAACAATGTCACGCAGGGCGTAGCGAGATGCGTGATGACTGATGGGATGCTGAGAACCGCGAAGAGGTACTTCGTGGCTGGAACCGTGCATGACGAGCAGATTGCTGTTGTGCCGGATGAGGACGTTGCTGACGCTAAACCGTGGGTTTTGGCGCAGATGACTATGGAGCCGAAGTACATGCCGGGCATACCACTGGCCGCTGACGGAGGCGCACACAAGCGTTATGGCTTGGCTAAAAATTAAAGGAGAAGTAAATGAGCATTAACGCAGGCATGATGAGTAGCACCACAGACCAGTGGGCAACGCCACAGGATTTTTTCGACCAGCAGAACAAGCTGTTCGGACCATTCGATGTTGACGTGTGCGCCGATGCAATCAACGCTAAGTGCGTAAAGTATTTTGATGTTGAGATGGACGGCCTGAAACAACCGTGGACAGGCAAGTGCTGGATGAACCCGCCCTACGGCAGAGGCATCGGGGTGTGGATGCAGAAAGCATTCGAGTCGGCTGGCAATGGAACGGTGGTGGTGTGTCTAGTTCCTGCACGCACAGACACCAAGTGGTGGCACGACTATGCAATGAAAGGCCATATAACTTTCATAAAAGGTCGGTTGAAATTTGGAAGCGCAACTAATAGCGCCCCGTTTCCATCAGCGATAGTAGTTTTTTCATAAGGAGAAGTAAATGGCAGTAATCAAAGCACCCATACCGCGCAAGATGCGCATCGGCAATAAGCAGTACTCAGTCGAGATCGTTGAGGCCATGCTTGAAAAGAAACGCATGGGGCACGTAAGCTACCCCGCGCAGACGATCAAGCTGGGGCTGCGCAGCAATGTGACGCACAAGCGGTTTGCACCCGAGCAAGTACAGGAGACGTTCTGGCACGAGGTCACTCACGCCATCCTGCACGAAATGGGACGTGACACACTGAACCGAGACGAGAAGTTTGTTACCGAGTTTGCACACCGGCTTACCAAGGCCATCAACTCAGCGAGATTTTGAATGACAAAGCCAGTAACGTGGAGCCACAGCTCCCTCAAAGACTACGAGGGCTGCGCCCGCCGCTACCACGAAGTCAAGATTCTCAAGAAGTACCCGTTCGTTGAGACTGAGGCAACGCGCTACGGAACGATACTGCACAAGGCCGCAGAAGAGTACGTGGCTGACGGCACGCCCATCCCCCCTGAGTTCGAGTACGTCAAGGACACGCTCGATGCGCTGCTCGCCAAGCCCGGGCGCAAGATAGCCGAACTTCAGATGGCGCTGACTCAGGACTTACGAGTGTGTGATTGGAAGTCCAAAGACGCATGGGCGCGGGGTATTGCCGACTTGCTCATCATCGACGACGAGAACATGACAGCGTGGGTCGTGGACTACAAGACGGGCAACGACAAGTACCCAGACCGCGACCAGCTACGCCTCATGTCATTGATGGTGTTCAAGCACTTCCCGCACATACGCAAGGTTAACTCTGCGCTTTTGTTCGTGGTCAAGAACTCGATGGTCAAGCACAGCATGACGGTTGACGAAGCCGATGCTGAGTGGTGGCGGTATCGGGAGCGAGTCGCTAAGATTGAGGCGTCAGTAGCAAACAATGTGTGGAACCCCACACGAACCCCGCTCTGCGGCTGGTGCCCCTGCGCTGGCTGCGAGTTCAACACTAAGAGGTAAATCATGGCACAAGACCCTAGCAAGCGTAACTACAAGAAAGAGTACAGCGAGTTTCACGGCAAGCCTGCCCAGATCGCCAACCGTGCGGAGCGCGTCAAAGCGCGGCGCATCATGGAGAAGACGGGCGAAGCGGCCAAGGGCGATGGCAAAGATGTTGACCACATCAAGCCCCTCAAGAAAGGTGGCACTTCGGCCAAGAGCAACCTGCGAATGCAGAGCATTGCAAAGAACCGAGCCAGCTCAAAATAAGAACATGGAGAAGCAATGGAAATCATCGAGAACAAGGCGCTGCTTTTGCGTACGCGCAGCCCTGAGAAATATCGGGTAATTCCGAGAAGCAAGGTAGTCGAAGAGCACGATGACGGATCAAGTTCGGTAGCGGTGTTCTGGGGGTTGGATGAAGTCAGGGTTCTCAAAAACCTCGGCGTCAAGAACTTGCCATCGCCAATCACACGCAACTATGACTGGCCCGGACGCTACACGCCGATGGAGCACCAGATCGAGACGGCATCGTTCCTGACGCTTAACCGCAAGGCGTTCGTGTTCAGTGAACCCGGCACAGGCAAGACGCTCAGTGCGCTGTGGGCTGCTGACTATCTGATGCAGCGTGGAGAGATCAGGCGCGTGCTTATCCTGTGCCCGTTGTCGATCATGCAGTCCGCTTGGATGGGAGACATCAGCAACAGCGTCATCCACCGCTCGGCCATCATTGCCCACCACCCGCAAGCATCGCGCCGCATCGAGATGATCCAGAAGAACTACGAGATCGTCATCACCAACTACGAGGGCTTGAACCTGATTGCCAGTGAGATCGTGGCCAACGGCAAGTTTGATCTGGTCATCGTTGATGAGGCCAATGCTTACAAGACCATGAGCACCAAGCGATGGAAGTCCCTATCAACAATCATCAAGCCCCAGACTTTTTTGTGGATGATGACGGGAACTCCTGCGTCTCAGTCTCCGGTTGATGCGTATGGCTTGGCCAAGCTGGTGAACCCAGACGGCGTGCCAAAGTTCTTTACCGCATGGCGCGACAAAGTGATGAACAAGATCACCATGTTCAAGTGGGCACCGAAGCCTGACGCAAAGAACCTCGTGCATGAGGCGCTGCAACCGGCCATCAGGTTTACCAAGGCGCAGTGTCTGGACTTGCCACCGGTCGTTACCGTGACGCGTGAAGTAGCGCTCACACCGCAGCAGGCCAAGTACTACAACTTGCTCAAGGACAGCATGATGATCCATGCGGCGGGGGAGACAATCAGCGCGGTCAATGCCGCAGCTAGCGTGTCCAAGCTGCTCCAGATCAGTTGTGGTGCGGCCTACACGGACGACCATGAGGTAGTAGAGTTTGATGCCAGCCCGAGGCTTAGCGTCATTGAAGAAATTCTTGAGGAGACTGACCGCAAGGTTCTGATCTTCGCGCTGTTCCGCTCCAGCATTGACGCGCTGCACACGCACCTGCTCAAGAAGGGCATCAGCGCTGAGTGCATACACGGCGGCGTGACACCTACAAAGCGCGGCGACATCATCAAGCGCTTTCAAACCGAAGCCAACCCACGAGTCCTTGTGATGCAACCGCAGGCATCGGCACACGGGATTACCCTAACTGCTGCGGACACTGTGGTGTTCTACGGACCGTTGATGTCTGTTGAGCAGTACGTGCAGTGCATTGCACGCGCTGACAGGAAGGGTCAGAACTCTGACAAGGTGACGGTCATTCACATCGAGGGTAGCCCCATCGAGAAGAAGATGTTCAAAGCCTTGCAAAGTAATGTAAGCAGTCACTCACTTTTGACTGAGATGTTCAACATGGAAATTAAAAAATAAAGGAGTTGCAAAGACCAGAAACCTGTGTACACTGTCCAACCTTAGACAAACAACAATAGGAGAAGCCCATGACTACAACAGTCATACCACTCGACAAGTTAGCGAAGGTCTACCGAAAGATTCGCAGCGAAATCGAAACCCTGACCAGAGAGTACGACACGAAAGTGGAGCTGCTCAAGGCCACGCAAGACGACATCAAGCATGCAATGAAAGACCAGATGCAAGCGCTTGGTGTCACATCCGTCAACACGCCGCAAGGCACTGTTGTCATGTCGATCAAGACACGCTACTCAACATCGGACTGGGATTCGTTCAAGACCTTTGTGACGCAGCATGACGCGCTCGACCTGTTCGAGAAACGAATTGCTCAGACCAACATGAAACAGTTCCTCGAAGAAAACCCCGGCGTTCTGCCACCCGGACTCAACTCCAACGCTGAGTACGATATTTCCGTTCGCAAACCAAGCAAGTAAGAAAGAAGACCATGAGTAATGTAGCTCTGTTTAACCCCGCCCAAGTACCCGCCTTCGCACGCAAGGCCGAGATGTCTGACATTGCCAAAGCCCTTGCGGGTGGTGGTGCCAGCGGCAAACGTGTGTCGATCAAAGGTGGCGTGTTCCGTCTGATCTCTGACGGCAAAGAAATCGCAGCAGTCGATGAGCGCTTCCTCGATGTGGTGATCGTCAAGGCCGCACCGAAAGTGGCCCGTGTGTTCTACGCAGCCAAGTACGACAAGGACGCAACCGCCGCCAAACCTGACTGTCAGTCCAACGATGGCGACACACCAGACTCCAATAGCAAGAACAAGCAGTCCGACACCTGCGCAGCCTGCCCACAGAACGTGGCCGGTTCCGGTACTGGCAATACCCGCGCTTGCCGTTACCAGCAGCGCTTGGCAGTCGTCTTGGCCAACAACATTGAAGGCGATGTGATGCAGTTGTCCCTGCCAGCCACCTCGATCTTCGGTAAGGACGAAGGCGACAACCGCCCACTGCAAGCGTACGCACGCTGGCTCGTGGCCCAAGGCGTTGACCCGAGCACTGTTGTGACCCGCATGAAGTTCGACACTGCCAGCGAGTCCCCCAAGCTGTTCTTCAAGGCTATGCGCTGGTTGACTGATGACGAGTTCGCCGAAGCCACCAAGCAGGGCGACACCGCCGAAGCCAAGAAAGCCATCACGATGGACTCCGCTGGTATGGACATGGGCAAGCCCGCGGATGCGCTCAAGGGTGCAGCACCGAAGGCCAAGGCCGCACCAGCGCCAGAAGCTGCGGAAGAAGACGAAGCCCCCGCACCCGCCCCCAAGCCTAAAGCCAAGGCCAAGCCAGCCCCAGTGGTCGAAGAGCCCGAGGAAGACGAAGAGCCTGTCGTGAAGAAGGCAGCAGCGGCAAAGCCAACGGCTGTGCCCGGCAAGAAAGCGCTGGCCGATGTCGTTGCCGACTGGGATGACGAATAATTAGTTTCGGGGGGAACGCGGGAGTCGCCTCGCTCTCTACCAATAAACTGGTGCCGTCACAAGGAGAGCACCGTCAGTACCCCCACCCTACAAGGAGAAAGACATGGCAGTAATTAGAGACAGCTTAAGCTCAATTTACGATATTAACCGTGACGTATATCACGAGCGCGATGCGTATGAGCGTGAGATGCAGCTTCACCGCATGAAAATGGAAGATTCTATTCGCCAGCAGCAGATGTACGTGCAACAAGGCTTCGGGCACATACAGGGAGGCCAAGCACTTTTCGGTCAGATGAGTCAGGAGCAAAGCCAAAAACCAAAACATGACCCGAAAGACCCGTTGGCATTTTTAACCAAAGCAAACAGCAAACTTTTACTCACAGGAGAAGCATTATGAAACTCAAACCATTCGCAGAAATCATCGCCATGTCCAAGGAGAAACTGTCCGAAGCACTGGCTCCCATCCGAGCACGCAAGGTTCGCAGCCAAGCGGAACTGGAGATGGCCAAGCTGGACGACGAACTCATTCGCCTTGAGGCCGACATCCAAGAGCAGTGCGCCAAGGAAGATATCAACTTCCCGAGCCTGTTGGACAAGCTGGACAAGGTAGCGCTGCTGGAGCGCCGCAAGACCCAGTATGAGGCTGTGCTGGCCCAACTGTTCCCTGCCAAGACCTAAGTAAGTTTCGGGGGGAAAGCGGATGCTGTGATGCCTCTGACCCGTAACAGGGAATTGTGGCAATAACCAGTAAGGCACAGACGCAGCGAGTACCCCCACCTTTAAGACCCTTATGGCCTACTCACAAAAAACAATCGACATGGTTATGCGTGCGCCGAAGACTCCGGGCAATCAGCTCGGACGTTGGGCTGTTCACCACGACTTCTCTGTCGTTCGCATCTCCAAGGCGCTGGGCGTTACACGCCAGACCGCATACAACTGGTTCGCAGGTGGAGACATTTTCCCTGCGTACGAGCACCGCGTAGAAACGCTGCTCAAGTTCCTTCAAAATTCACGCTCTGCCGATGAGGCATGGAAAAAAATATGTCAACACTACAACCTTCAAGCCTGAGCAACCGCGAGTTGATCTTGCACTGCGACAACATCTGGACAGCAGAGGGCTTCCCGCTCGACGTTCAGTTTGAGTTGTACTCCCGCTTCTGCCGCCTCGCCGTTATCAACGAATACCCCGTCCGCGACGAAAAGCAACTCGACCTGTTCGCGTAAACCCCAAGGACGCTAATGAACCCGCTTGAATTCCTTGCGGTGGTTTTGCCGTCCCCGGATAACGGGTTGTACTGCGCGGCGGAACTGAGCACAAAAAAGAAAGAGCATCGGTATGTCGAGAATCTGGAAGACTTTTACCCTGCCGTAGACAACTGGGTCGAGGCACAGCAGGACGTTTACTTCGCACTGGCATCGTTCGAGACATCGGGCAAGCGCACGGCAGAGAACGCTCGCTCCATCAAATCCCTGTTCATCGACATGGACGGCTACGCTTCCAAGAAGCAGGCTGCGCTGGCACTCGGTGCGTTCCTTGCCGAAACTGGCTTGGATGCGCTGGGCGCTCCGTGGATCGTGTTCTCTGGCGGCGGGCTGCACTGCTACTGGCCGTTCACTGAAGACATCGATGTGGCTGTGTGGAAGCCCACTGCCGAGAACTTGAAGCGCCTGTGCAAGCAGCAAAAGCTCAACATCGACATGACTGTGACAGCAGACGCTGCACGGGTGCTGCGCATCCCCAACACGTTCAACTTCAAGAAGAACAAAGAGGACGGCTCGTGGAAGTACGGGGAGCCTAAGCAAGTCAAGCTGCTGACCGAGGGCGACCGCTTTAACTTCGACACCATCAGCCAAGCCATTGCAGCCAAGCTAACTACGACGGCTCCAGCAGCGGCAACGTCTGCGTTGAGTCTGCCGGGGAAGCGCCCAGATGCAGCGCCAGCAGTCCCTGCCACGATGGCCGGAGCCAAGCTGTTTGAGAACAGCACGACCAAGTTCAGCACGATCTTCCTGAAGACCAAGAACGGCACCGGCTGCGCTCAGCTCAAGCACTTCGTAGAGAACGCCGAAGAGGACGGCATGGAGCCCTTGTGGCGTGGCTGGCTGAGCATTGCCCAGAAGTGTTCGGACGGCGAGCGTGCAGCGGCGTGGCTCAGTGGGCTGCATCCCTATGACGAGCAGCGCATGCGTGAGAAGCAGGCGCAGATCAAGGGGCCGTACCCGTGCGTGAAGTTTGAGAGCGAGAACCCGGGCGGCTGTGACGGGTGTCAACACTACGGCAAGATCACCAACCCGCTTGCGCTTGGCCGTGAGATCGCGGTAGACGTGGCTGAGAAAGAGATCGAGATCGTTATCCCATCGGAAAGCCCTAGCATCGCGCCCGAGGTCAAGAAACTGCTGCGTCCTACGCCTCCGCGTGGGTTCGGCTACGGCAGCAAGGGCGGCGTGTTCTCCGAGAAGTCGATGGAAGATGCTGACGGCAACACAACCAAGAAGCAGGTGATGTTGTTGCCCTACGATCTGTTCGTGGTGGATATCCTGAACAGCGGCGGTGAACACACGGTTCACATGCTAGCGCTGCGGCCGGAAGGCCCAGCAACAATCACCATCCCGCAAAGAGCGGTGGTGAGCAAAGACGAGACGGTCAAAGCACTGGCTCAACAAAACATCATCGCCGCTTTCGGCGCTGGTAATGACAAGAACCTTTTTGAATATGTGAGGGCATGCGTGGAACAAGCTAGTACCGGCAAGGCAGCCGTTAAAGTGCCATCGAACTATGGCTGGCAAGAGGACGACACCTACGTCTTCGCTGGCAAGATTTACAGCAAGGCGGCAGCGCCCATCTCCGTGCCTATGGCCGGACTTGAGAACATCGTGGCGAACACCAAACCAACCGGCACCATCGAAGCGTGGCGTGCGTTCATCAACCTACTTATCCACAAGAAGATGTACGCCCACTTGGCCGTCATGCTTGCCGGTGCTGGAGCACCCCTGATGCGCTTCACGGGTATCTATGGCATGACCTACCACTGCGGCTCAACCGAGTCCGGCACAGGCAAGACGCTGGCACTGGAAGCAGCCGCATCCGTTTGGGGCCACCCCACCCACTATCGCACAGGCAAGGGCACATCTCCCGTAGCCATGCAGCAGCGCTTGGGCCTGCTCAACAGCAACCCGCTGATTACGGACGAGATCACCAGCAAGAACCGCAACAACTTCGAGTGGTTCCCCGAGTTCCTGCTGGACATGACCGAGGGCCGTGGCAAGGAGCGTATGGAGTCCGGCTCCAACAAAGAGCGCTTGAACCTGTCCACATGGATGACCGTGGCGATTATGTCGTCCAACACCCACGCCGTGGATATGCTCACTGGTGGCCGCAACCATGCGTCTGAGGGCGAGCTTCGCCGCCTGCTGGAGTTCATCATGGATCAGACGCTGACGTGGGAGCCGCACGAGATCGAGATCGTCAAGTCCTTGCAGCACAACTATGCGGTAGCTGGCCACATGCTGGTCGAGTACATGGCCAAGAACGTCGAGCTGCTCAAGACAATGGTGCCCGAGATCGTGTCGAACATGTACAAGGAGTTCAACGCTACCAATGATGAGCGCTTCTGGATGGCGGGTATTGCCGAGCTGGTCGGCGCTGGTATCCTCATGTCGAGCACCCATGCCGGTATCATCGACATACCGATGGGCAAGATCATCGAGTTCCTGCACGGGATTGTCACCGGCATGCGCAACAACATTAAGGGCAACGCCCGTAGCGCCGAAGATGTCCTGAACGCTTATACCCGCGAGCACTACGGCCAGTTCATCGTGATCCGCCACGTCGAGGGCAACCGCGTACTGGCAGAGCTTGGCAACGGCAAGGAGGTCGATGACTCGACCACCAGATCACGCATCATGGGGCGCATTGAGCACGGCGCAACGCCGGGGTACATCGACTACTTCATCGAGCAGAGTATGCTCAAGGCTTGCTGCGCCAACATGAGCTTCGGCTACGCGGACTTCAAGCGCCAGCTTGGGGCGCTGTTCAAGGTGTCGGAAATCTCCAAGAAGGACATGACCGCCAAGACCCGTGGCCCCCAGATGCGTGTGGCGGTTCTGAAGATTTCACGCCTTATTACTGAGAAGGACAATGAGCTACTCAATTCGGTTTCCGTGGGAAAAGACTGAGCGGGGACAGGGGTTCTTTGTCCCCTGCCTCGACACGGAAGCCGTGCGCATCAAGGGGTTGAACCAAGCGTTGAGATACCGAGATGCCCGCGCTATTGCGGGCATCCGTGACGGCATCATCGGGGTGTGGTTCTATCGGCTAGGCTGATGAACTGCCGTGCGTAGGCCACCTTCATCTTGTCAAGCCGCTCCAGCGCCGCGTCTTTCTGTTCCGTGGTCATCTTAGAGTTTCGGATGAACCGCTCTTGCTTAGACATCTCCCCCAGCGCTTTCTGAACGGAGCCGGAGGTGGACGCAAGCGCTAACTGGTTTGAATACTGCTGCGCGAATGCCTGTGCTTCCGCACGCTTGCCCGACTCAATCAGCTTGTTGTACGTACCCTTGACCTGCTGAATCTCCAGCATCTTGTCATAGGCCGAGTCCAACGTGCCGCGTCCTTCTACTGGCTGGAACAGCCCACCAATAAACGGAATCTTGCTTGGCTTCATGGAGGGCTTCTCGACTCCCGCCTCGGCCTCTGTATTAAGCAGCGGGTTGGCCAGTTGCACCAGAGCAATACCCAGACCGCCCGTGTAGCCACGGATGAGGTAGTCAATCTTGATGGGGCTCAAACCGACATTACCGGTGACTGAGCCAAGGAGCTTGGACACTTCTGTGCTGCTGTCACGATACCTGTCTGTTGCCAGCACGTTTTTCTCACGCTCAGACTCAATGTCGCCACTGAAGAACGAACTGCCCAGCACCACTTCGGTCAGGGGCTTGACGGCCTGCGGCAGCGCAAATGGGTTGGACTGGCCCAGCAGTTTGCCAATACCCTTGACAGCATCACTTGCCTTTTCGTCACCAGCGGCCAAGTTGTAGACCGCCTCCGGCAGCGCCTTGAACAAGTACCCCAACTCAAACGGAATTGGCA